CTATTCCGGCGCTGTCGGCCACCCAATATCCGGCGCAAGAGAAACATCAGCGTTTTTCACTGCAATACGGTATTGCTTCCACGCTTTCAAATCAGATCGCAGTTTATCTGGCACATCTTTTTCGCTATCCTCTAACCCTTCTATCTCATCAGCAATAGCACCTATCATGTCAGAAGCATGAGATAAAATAGCGATTTGCTTTTGAGTGGCTTCAATAATCATCTGTTTCACAACTTGCGGCGCGGGGCCAGGTAACCATTCGCCATTTTCATCTGCGTAGTAAGTAGGATCGGGTCGGGGGCCGGACATGATGACGTAGCTATCTGGTAAAACAAAAGGTTCGATGTAGGAAATATTTTCGGTGGACTCACCGGGTATCGCGTAAATAACCATTTTATTAGCCTAGTCTATTGTTGAAACAACAAGCCTATATTGTGCGGAAAGAACTACCGCACTTTGCCTAAAAGGCCCACCTCCACACGCCGAATATTGCCCGAGTATTCCCGTCAATGCCGACTGAATGCGTATAGCCCCATTGTATCTTGAAGCATCAACCCCATACGCAATAGATGCTGCCGAATTTGCACCAACTATCGGTGGGGCCTCTCCCCATTGCCCAGAGATTAATATTTCAGGTATAGCTATTATTTCTCGTCCAGCAAATGGATTAGCTACATCTATAATTGAATTGGCGGCTAACGTGCTGGGAGAAGAAGAGGTTCCACCTGGATATAAAATAATATATCTATGGCGCGCCTCTAACGTTGTTACACGACTTGCCAGTAATGTTATTTGAGTTGCCAGCTCCAGCGCATTTATCTGACCTTCATTGAATGCCGTACCAGCAAGTAGAATGACATAGCACCCCGTTGCGTTGAGCATTCTGTTTTCTTCGGCAACAAGAACTCCGGGGGCTTGGGACGCATCAAAAGAAACACCCGAACCAAGGGCGTATGCTGTTCCTGTGAAATTTACTTTGCTTGTTGGGTTATTAGTTGGTTTAAACGCACCGCTAATAATCTTGTTAGCAGGAGCATTATCTATCATGTTTGCTGTGTTGCTATAGTCAAACGCACCTGTGATATTTCGAATGGCATCCATTTGAATGGTGCCGGTAATACCGTTTGATTTAGCGCCATCGCCACGCCGGACAGGCGCACCCACACTACCGGGGGATTTGCCGTTCTCATCGGGCAGCCTAAATGTTGTAGTGCCGTTGCCGCTTGACCACTTCATTCTTTTGAGGGGATCGGCTTGCCATTCAGCCTCTGTAATTACAAGGCCTTTAGCTTGAGCCGCCGCCCATGCATCTGGGAATAAAGCCCTGCTAAGTTCTTGTCCATCGCGCGGGGCCGTTCCCTCTGGGATGTGTGTGCGGTTATCTTCCCACCAACTGAACAGTAGCGGTAAACCGCCAGCTGGCTTTGCGTCTAACTGTTGCTTAGTGACTGCACCTTTCGGATCTGTGGCGTCACCGGCTAATATTACCGGCCCTGTAAATGTGCCGCCTGTAGTATGCATAAGTAAATCGGGGTTAACGCTTTCAGCAAATTGTTCCGCTTCATCTCTGGCAGTAACTGCCCCATCTTTGCTTTGTGTAGCTATTGTTGCAGCCTCAGATGCAATCGATGCCGAATCTGTCGCCGCCGCAGCAGCATCGCTGGCTGTCGTAGCGGAACCAGAAGCCGATGTTGCAGAACCTTCCGCTGCCGCTTCTGCTGACTGGGCCGCTGTCTTTGCCGCGACCGCTTCATCTCGTGCCGTTTCCGCCCCAGCCACCGCCTCTCCGGCGTTCTCTATCAGCTCCCTGTTATCATCAAACCACGTTTTCGAGTCATTAACCCATGCAGTCAGATCGCTCAAAGATGGAATAACCACAGTGGAACCATCTGGCGCAATAATACTCACATTGCCGGTTCCAGTGGTTATATCTTGCCAGTCTTCTAATAACTTCTGATATAAAGTCAATTGCACGGCTGTTCTACGCGCCAAGTCAGACATTGAATTTGATACAGTCGTGACAATTGCATATTCAGAATTGGTAATTGCTATAGCAATATTTCGGGTTATTCGGATTTTAGTATCGCTATCGACAGCAAGTATTTCATATATTACAACCTGCCCAGAACCTGGAATAAATATCATCTGCCCTGAAGCAATTCCAAATATTGGGTTATTCCATAACGTACCAACGCCAGTAATCACATTTGTCCCAGCTACGGACGTGACTGTTCCTGCCTCATACCAAGACATAATTGTATTCCTATTAAGTTATTTGTTAGGCATAGCCGAGTGAAGCTTTGTAGTACTGGTCATACAGTGATGTTTCTATATAAGCGCAACCTTTAGAAAATCCATCTGCGGAGCCGCCACCCGCGCTCTGGGAAATTTGCCTGAACACTGGGGTAATAATGCCGGACGAAAAACCTGTGAAGCAAAACAGAAAAATAAGTGCGGTCGGTGGGTTTGTCCCAGGAATACCTTGAGTTAGCTGCCTTGCTACTGAACAAATTGTGGCACATGGCATTGTGGGTGCAGGCGTCGTTAACTGTGGGCGTTCCCAAAACTTGATATCTAGCGGTAGGCAATTACCCGTATAAACGAGCTGCCCGTCCTTGTAGAAGTAAATCCCCCACTCTGGGATATTGGCTACAAATTCTGAGAACACATAAAATCGGATGGTGTGAACTAATCCCGCTGTACCCGCTGTCGTGTGTACCCGCCAAAAGCCATTCGGGCCTTGTTCGGCGTAGTGAAGAACGCCACCGCTAGCGCCTTGCTGGCTCCCAGTTGACAGTATCTTATGGAAAATGAAACACTTTTTGGCGTTTGGGACGATAGTTTCGTAATAATGCTGGGCTGATACATCGCCGGTGTAGTCTGCCGTCCTGTCCATCACTTGCACTAATACTGTGGGCGTAAACTCAGGGGAGGCAAATATCACCCCATCATCACGCGTTATTTGCATGCCAAAACCAGCCATTACACCACCCACACAATTATTGAGTTACCCGCAGCGTTTGACCACGAGACAGTTCCACCAGAGACAGACACGACTGCTTCTGTTGCAAATGACCCCGCTGTCGTGAAATAAGCTTTAGCCCGAAGGCTTTTTCCAGCAGGCACGGTATACGATCGTGAGCCGCTATTGTTCCCAATAAAATAATCCATCATATAAGCAGGGAGAAACGCATTAATCACATCAAATGTACCGCCAGGCATAAATAGTTGAGCACCCCATTTAGACATATTTACACCTCCAGTTTTTTCCCAATAACGACGACGACTTCATTTCTTTCGTTATAAACAACTTCACGAAGATTTGAACTAAATTTACGCCCCTCACCAGGTACATAGCCATTCTGTTCAATCGTTCCATTTTTGAAATCAATTTTTAAGCCTGTAGATGATGGTGCGAAATTATCAGACTCCAACGTGTCTGTTATTTTCCCTCGGCCAATAGATGCTTTAGCAATATAAGCATCATTGATAAATGTCTGACCGTTGACGACAGCGAATGGTGATGAAACATTACCTGCAGGGCCGGAGAGTAATATAAATTGATCAGCATTAAACCCGATTGAGGATTTAGCCACCCCATTAATAAACTCAGCACCAATGACCATCCCTGCATTAACAAGCTGGCCGTTATAGTTAATACCCGCCCGTAGGCTGTAAGTCGCACTTGCCCCGTCACTATCAACCACTGCTGTTAACTTTTCATCAATAGCAGCAGTTTGATCTTCAAAAGTCGCGGTTACCAATGTTTCAAACTCAGCGAACGCCCGTTGAGCATCAGCGACAGTGGTCGTTAAGTGGATAACACCGGCTTTATTCTTTCCGTATTGCGCCCATTGCTGCTCGATACCTGCATCATTCGCGACAGCGTTCTCCAGAATCGCCTCAGCATTCATGAAATCATTATTAAATAACTGCTGTCCCGCCACAGTGTTACTGATGAAATCATCACCAATAGCTTCGAGAATAGCGCTCGTGTCGGTACTCGACATGCCACGAACCCAATCAATCCACGGCGACTGATTACCGGATTTATCCACGATTCGGGCGCGGAACCAGAACACTTGTCCTGCCCTTAATCCCTGCATGGTGTAGTTGCGTTGCGGATGCGGCACATCACTCAACAACATGGTGTCAGTGCCATCGGCAGACAGGCTATATTCAATTTCAGTTTTTAACGCATCCTCAGCCCCTTCTGGATAACCCCAGTTCAGAGTAATGCCAAAGAGAATGCCTGTAGCTGCAAATCCAACTGGCATTGGAGGGTTGCCCTCTTTGCCGTTTAACGTGGTTTCCTGTGCGTTCGCCCAGATACTGGATATCTCAGAGGGGTTAATAGCACGGACGCGAGCCTGATATTGCCCAGCGTATATCCCCTCAACTTGGAAGCCTTGTGCCGATGTCCGTGGTGCTGATATCCAATTTCCGTTATCGCGTCGCCACTCTGCCTCGTATGCTATCGCGCTGGCTGCTGGTTCCCACGTAACACGTAAAGTAGTTACTGCGAGTCCTTGTGAGAGCGCGGAGAAACTATCGATGACCACATTCGTTGGTGGAGGTTGAACATCAGGCGGAATTACGCTGATAGGCCGCTCATCAATGCGAGCACCCGTATCGATTCGCTCATATTTGTCAGGATCATGCTGCACAGCAGAAATTGAGTAAGTGTTATCGTCATTATCAGAAATACCGGTAACCCGATATTGCTGAATGGCTAAATCATCCGCATCAATAGACCAGCCGCTTTCCGCTGCTAGTGTTTCACTGTAAGCCGTAGTAACAGTGACTATCTTCCCATTTACCGTTTGTACCGTTCTGCCCTGAGCCACGCCACTTGGTAAGTTAACTAGTAACCGGTCGCCAGCTTTTACATCAGCCACGCGATCAAGTGTGATATTGCGGCCAGACGCTGAGCTAATGCGCCCACCCATCTTCCGGCCAGACAACATCTCATCGGCAACACCAATAATATGACCGGGCAAAGGAATGGCACCATCAAGCCCCACATTGAAATTTACTATCCGGTCTTTGCTGTTGGTCAATAATGCCCAGCGGCCACGGCGATTGGCTTCAGTCTGTCTGATACAACCAATTGCCGTCATATCAATCTGGTTGATGCCATATCGACGAACCAGGTCATTATCCGATACGGCCTCGATTGCATCCTGGAAGTTGTTTGCAGGGTCACTCCAGCTAACCATGGCTGTTGTGTAACGCTTCTTCTCAGAGCCGCCGCCGTAGGTGAATCGGCCATCTATGACGTTGGCACGCGTAAATATATAGTCCACATCACGTGGCATATCCGCCATGGTGCGAAGTTGATTATTGCCCCAGTAAGTCATGCCTCGGTAGATAGCAGCCAAATCACGCAATACAGTAAATGCTTCAGCTTGTGATTGAATACAAACATCGCAAGTAAATCGAGGCTCAGTGCCACTTCCACCGCGACCATCAGGTATAAGCTGGTCACAATATTGCGCAATTCTATACAGCTCCCATTTATCTATTTGAGTTGTGTCAATTCGGCGGCCAAGCCCATCCATTTTAGATGTCTCTACCGCGTAAGAGCACCATACTGGATTATTGGTATAAGCCCATTTGAATGATCCATCCCATACACCAGTATATTCTCTCGTTGTGGGATTATAATTACTTGGAACCTTAACTATTTGAGTTTCTGTTTCCCAAGATATAGCCGGTATATTTTGGAATTGTGTTGCATCGAATTCTAAATAAAGCAAAGCTGTATTTGGATACCGTAATTTCGCATCAATGACTTCGGCAATAGCCTCGACATTCATCTTATCGGCAATGCGACCAGATGTTGCATTAGGGGTAATTCGACGCACACGGATCTGCCAGCCAGTTGTGGCCCTGGGTAAGTTTATTCGGTGTGAGCGCTCATAAAGTGTTGTTGTTTTTCCGTCTACGGCGGTAGACAGCAGAGTGACATAAGCACCGCCATCAGTAGAAACATCAATAGCATACTCAATTCTATAACCACCAACATCACCGTTATCAGACTGACGTTGCAACGAAGGAAATCCAAATCTCAATCGAACTGCTGATAATTGGATATTCGCAATAGAACGAACCCACGGTGTATCTGACTTAAGCTCTGTATTAACAGTTATTTCATTCTCTACATTCGGCATTCCTAGAATATAGGTTTGTGATTGAGTGCCGGGGCGAAAATCAAGGCGGACTCCGGGGAAATTATCTGTTCCATCGGCATTTTGTATTACTGTCCCATCAAGATAAGTGTTCTTCTTATTTAGCTCTCCAAAGAACTCCCCACAACCAATGGCTAATAATATTTTAGCTGTTGCGATTGATGCCAGGCTGTCTGGAGACTCCACTGGTGTAGTGGCGTTGCCTCCTCCACCTTTGCGGCCTTTGATTTGTTTGCGTACCATATTTCACCCATAAAAAAGCCCACATTTAGTGGGCATTGGCGTGTTTATTTAACAATTAAATGGCGATTTCTGGCTGGTCTTCTATTGTGTAAGGTCAGCCCACTTTAGCCATGCGCGGCTTGAGTGTTCATCTATCGGAGGAGTGGCTGATTAACTCTGGTAAATGGAGTAAAAATTGGAAAGACAATTGCAAGAACTAGCTCGTCAACTGGAAGCCCTGAAGAAAGAGCACCATAAGACGAAAGTGGCAGCCAACTTCCTTATCTACGGCATTGTTGAAGCACTTGATGCACAAGGAGGAGATAAAAAATTTAGCGAACTGTTAAGGGAAAAGATCGAAGCTGAGCTGACTAAGATAACTATGGGAGGTACATCAATTCCAAAATACGCTATAAACGAACTTATGGAACCACCAGTTAAAATAATGTTCGCAAATCAGAAACCTGATCCATTTTTAAAATAATTATACTAATTAAGCCGTTTGCATCAATTCTATAGACACATCCAGGATAGTTGCAGCGGCTTTCTCTTTAGCAAGAATTTCATAATCCAGCATTACATCTTTTGCATTTCTCTCTAGGGTTACTAGGATGCTGAATAGCGACATGCCAGATAACTGGCACAATACTATATCCACCGTTACATCCACATAATTATCCCTTAGTGAAATGCATTGAACGACTAACTTGTATTGCTTTGTCATAACTCACTCCAGCCTTTCGGCGTTAATTAAAATAACCACTTTTACATTTGATCTTCAGCATAAATACCCGCAGAGATAACCGCACCACCATTACGCCGCTTACCAAAACACCATTGGACGGGATTACCCTGGGCCGTAGAATTCACAGGGCCGCCAAATGCATAGCTTGGCTTGTTGTCCGGTGATTGCCTGGATGCGAGTCCGCCTACTTGGGGGGAAAGCATTTGGACTACACCGCCGAGCATCATTGATGCCCCAGACATATAAAAATAGGGGGCCACACCGGCAAACGGTGTAAAGGTTAAAACAGCGCCTACAACAATCAATACCGCCCCTAGTATTGTCTGGAATACCCCGCCTTTTTTGCTGCCAATTATTACAGGGATAATCCTGATTTCTTTTCCTGCATTTGCCAGATCCAACTCGTCTTTGCCTATATTCCTTCTTCCTTTAAATATTACGAAAGTTAAACCCCTTTGCTTTGCTGTCATCATATATTTCTCGAATCCAGGGATGGTTACACAGAGGGCTTTAAATGCCTCTTTAGTCGAGCTAATTAAACGTCGATGTGTTCTACCAAATCTATTGGCAAGGGATCCACTTAATTTAATGGTTGTCATTACTTCTTTAGTCATGTCTGGCATATATTCTCCAATAAAAAAACCACCCAGAATTAAGGTGGTTTGATTTTGCCTACGTGGTTACTTATTCAATAGTAGTAGGTCTTACATCCATAGTTCCATTACTATCAGTAAATATACGAACTGTTTTACTTTTCCCTGCTACCAAATTTACATCTCTTTCTTGTCTTTCTACTGCCGCAGAGCATAAAGCAGCACCTTCCCATGTAGCTCCAACAGACCAGTTTCCAGCAGGAAGATTAAATGATGCTTTTTCTTTTGGATCTAATTTAGCCACGCGTTCGCCATTAATAAATACAGTCGCATAGCAGCCACCACCGATATAACCACTATCCCTAATAACAACAAGCGTCGCTTGGCCAGGAGAAACTTGTTGATATTTAAACACCCGATCACTAGGGGCGTTAATCGCTTTACTTGGCGGGACAACTTCTGTAGCACACCCAGTGAGTGCCAAGACTGCCAAAGCAATTGTCATTCTTATCATTTTAACGCTCCATCAGTGTTGGCGGATAAGTCACTACTACAATGTTTGCACTTAATGGCCTCTTTCCGTACAAACTCAGCACACATAACCAAAAAACAAATAAATCCAATTCCCGCACCGCTCTCTTGCCAGCAATGATACTCACAATAAATGCAACGACAGTAAATATAGTAAAGCCAAATAAAGGTTCCATACCCCGAACCATTAAATTAGTTATCGGTCAAACTTTCTTCCATCCGTTGAAAGTAGATAAGCTTGTTCGATATAAGGTAACCTAAAAATAATTTCATCTTTATCCGCGATATTGCCCATCGCCATAGCTCTACACAAAATGCTAACGCTACCTACGCGCCTTAGGCAGATGCCGTCAGGGCTTTCAAAGATTCCAAGGTCATCCTTACGCCACATAACAACAGTTACCCCATCAGGTAAGGCACCAACTGGCTGAATGCTAAAAATAGTAATTTTGTTGTATGCAAATATAGAAACGAAAATAACCACAATAAGAAGTATGTAACGAATTTTAATTTTCATGCTATCCCCGACATTTACAAGTTGAAACATCATATCAGGGGATAACTGCAAGGTAACGCAAAATGGTGGGGCCAGAATGTAAAAAACCCGCACTCGGCGGGTCTAATTCTGCATCTGCTACCTTACTTCGGCTTCTTGTAGTTTATGGTGACTTCCATTCCGCTGGTTGGCTTGTTGGGCTCATACTTCCATTTGTAGATAGAATCTAAGGCTGATTTCTCAAAGAGATTTCTTGGCTCAGCCTCAACTACCTTTGCGTTCTCAACTTTTCCGGCAGCGTTAATATCATAAGCAATCTTCACATACCCTTCTTTATCGTGCGCCCAGGCGCGGGAAGGATATATTTCAATATTTCGCTCAATTAACTGTGGCACATTATTATTTGAAACTGAATCATTCGCATTAGCTGTAATTTGGAAAAGAGACGAAAAGCACAACACCAGAAGCCCAAGCTTCATTTTATTTTTCATGAATATATCGCCTTTCTTATTTGTATAATTAACGATAGCAGTAATAAAGATAAGGGTATAATTGGTAATGCAGATCAATATCGCAATATTGATCGTTTAAAACGATCAACTTTAAAATAATCATCATCAAGAGCACCAATAAGGTACTTTTTAGTTATAACTCCTGATACCTCACCACCTTCACCGTCCTTTCCTGCCAATAACCACCGTAAGGCACACGCTGGCTAAGTTGCCCGTATGGATGGTGAAGCAGCATGCCGTCTTCCAGCAAAATACCCCCATGATTCGCCACTGGTGCTGAGACTTGCATGATGATCAGGTCGCCTGGCTGCATCGAGCCACTGAATTTACGAAAGCCGCATTCATACCAGTTATCCATATAGAAGTTTTCCGTGCCGGACTCCCACCAAAGCCGGTCAACACGATAGTCTTTCAACTCAATGCCATGTGTCTGCTTGAAGTAGGACATAATCAAGCCCCAGCAGTCGGTATGCCCTAATACGAACTCCCGACCAATGAGCGGGAGTTCCCCGCGCGGCTGGATAGTTCGTAAATCCCCTTCTGGCCAACTCACAATGTGCCAGGGCAATTCAGTATTATCGCATTGGGCCATGTCCAATTCAGATGGTTGAGTAGTGGCATCAGGATGACTGTGAACAATCGCCGTGATGGTTCCCCAATCCTCTGCCGCTACATAGCCTGCGGGGTCAAGGTGAAACTGTTCGGTCGGGTTTACAGCCAGGTTATTACACGGAAAGTATTTCTCCACTCGCGACTTCTGTACTACCAACCCGCAGCACTCTTTCGGATATTCAGCTTCGGCATGAGCCAATATCGCTTTAATCGTTTTATCTCTCATGACTACCTCTTGATTAAAGCCGATCCGGGGAAACCACCAAATGGCAGCGGGTTATCGGCACCAAATCGCTTTTTGCAATCGACCAACAGACCTGAGCACTTATCTTTGCTCGGGTCGTCTGTCGGATTGCCTTTCTCGTCGAAATACAACGTTCCGGCATAATCGCAGCCATTTCCTGAGCGATAGTCGCCACGCATACACCAGGTGCAGAGGGAGTGAATTTGCCGGGTAGGAATAAGCAGCCCCTGCAAATCTGCCGGGCTGGAAAGTGTGAATTCAACAATCTCATTGGTTTCTGTCGATTTACTGTCGATATAGTAAACCTGTACTTTCTCTTGTTCTGGGTCTGCATCCGGATTGTCTTCGGGGAAGTTCACGACATCCAGGTAGTGCTTGAACGTGTCATGCACGATGACTTTGGCCTGCACCATATCGTCAAAAGCCAGACACAGCGCAGTAATCGTCCCATCAAGGTTTGCGACCGATAACTTTGGTTGCGCGCTTTGCCCATCGCTGGACATTTCAATACCTTCAACCTGTACCGGCCAGGCTGAATACTCTTCCCCCTGCCACCAGATGGATTTGGCCGGCAGCTTAGTTTCATCGCCACCGGCCGCCGCAATCTCTTCTGGTGTATGAGGTAATGTGTCGGCGTGAAAGCGCAACAACGGGCCGTCAAATTGAGAGCCATCCACTTCATACAGACGAACGCGGTTACCCGGCTCCAGTCGTTGCAAGTCAGTATTAATTGTCATGTTGGGTTACTCGATATTAAGGCTTGAAAGATTGCTCAAATGTGAAGGAGACGGACATAACATTACCGCCAACCGGTACCGCCTTGATGGAGTCAGCGGATACGCGCCACAGGCCCACAACACCATAGGGTGGCGCCCATTGGCACGACTTAGTGGTGTGTCTGCGAACAAATGCCAGAATGGGCATCATCTCTTTTTCTAAGCCCTGGAATGTCAGCGGCCAAGACTGCATTTCAGGGTTGATGCCGTCACCAGCGACTTGCTTGTAGCCATCGCCGAACTGAGCGGTTCTCACTCGCTGATTAAAGCTACCTTCAGGAACACCCTGCGTTCGCCAAAGAAATGTTTCAATTGCCATTGTTACCGTCCCGTTTTGTTAGCAACAAAATTGGTGATGCGCCCACTTTGCCCCATAGCGCGATCGAGCTGCTGCGTAACAATAGCTATGACTTCATTTCTCGCAGCCTTGCTAACCAACTCTCCATTATTTGCGCCGCTATCCTGCTGTTGGTTTCCCTGGGTGGTTATTGTCATGCCACTCAAATCGACTGATATGGCCGTCCCTCCGCCCTGCATGCCGAGCATTGGCGCGGTGGCAGTTACTGCATTACTAACCAATCCTCCATCGGCATAACCGCGCATCATCTTGTAGAGGTTATCGATACCAATTCGGTTGGTGGCTTCTTTGGTAAAGACAAACTCCCCACCATGAACCACGCCTTTCGGTTCGAATTTTCCACCGTCACCAGTGTAGCCGCCGACGTCATAAGCTCTGAAGCTGGTAGACATCCCCATCGCGCCCGTACTGGCACTGCTGGCCGCTCCACCTACTGCCCCTGCGCCCGCCGAGGCACCACCACTCATCCACCCCATTGCCGCCTGAATAGCTTGGGCAATCAGCAATCGGTTGATGATATCGACAATGCTGGTCAGGAAGTTGGTAGCAAACTGTTTAACGTTAGCTGAGCCGGTAGTCATCATCTGGGTCGCCATAGAGGTCATACTACCCATAGTGGTTTGGGCCAGTTGCGCGGTAGCAGAGAAAACATTGTTAGCCGTTTCACCGTACTGCTCTAGCCCCTGAGTCATACCCGCTAACCAGTCACCTTCGTTCAAATCTTCCTGTTCAAATCCAGCATGCAACTCAGCTTTTGCCTTGTTGTACTCTGCGGTGATTTTCGCCAATTGTTCAGCATCATTAATGCCCTTGGTATCCTTACGGAAAGTGTTATCAAGCTGGGTCTCCTGATCTACCCTTCCTGCTTGCTTAGAGGTCAGGCCAAAGCGATCTTGATTCTGCTTGTTCTTGGCAACGATGGAGGCCGTGTACTCCTCCATCTTTTTCAGCGCTTCAGTGGCCTTCTTGCGCTCAACGTTTTCGCGTGAAAGTTGGGCCTCAAGTTGCATGCTAGCAGTGATTTCACCAGAACGGGCCAGAAGTGATTTTTGGTCAGCAGTGAGGATGGTTTTACTTTTCAGGTCGGCAATTTGCTGAGTAAATTTAGCTAGCTGCTTTTCCTGATCAGTCATGGCTAATGTGACGGTTGCCTGTTCACGCAAAGCGGCAACGCGCGCCTGACTATCGAGCAATGCTTTGGTGGCTGCATCGTCTTGATAGGCAGCTGTTGTACGGCCTTTTGGCGTTGCTCTGTCTTTATATTTTGCATCTATCTCAGAACGAATGCGGGTCTGTTCTTCCGCACTGAAGCGATACGCTATTTGATTAAACTTCTGTTGTTCCTTTGTCCGTTGCTGTTCTCTCGTTGCGTATTGGTCACGGTAACCATCCATAACGCGCAGGCTATTTTTCTCCAGTTCCTCAGCATTCTGGTTGGCCTTCTTTCGAGCAGCCGCGACATCTTTTTGATATTTTTCCTCGGTAAGCAGAGCTTTTTCGGCGGCAAGCTTACTGTTGTCATAACGACCTGGATTAGCCTGGCTTTCTGCCATCCGAGCATTCACATCTGCCAGCCGATCATCAAGGGATTTATCGCGCCCAATATCGAGCATGGCATCCCACGCACCCGCTGCGGTATTTTTTAAACTATTCCATGAGCGTTCCATGTAGCCGACATTGTTAACAACCTCATCAGCCCTGTCACGCATCGCTTTAGAGTAGGATTCCATCGCCACTCTGGCTGCACCAATGGTGTTACCTGAGCGCTCCATGGCAGAGATTTGCTCATATTCGGAAGCAGTTAGGTAGTGAAGCTGATCATCAAGCTCTTTTGCTGCCTTTAACGGCTCATCCTGAAGGCGCTTAAAGTTATTAACTGTAGCGTCAATGGATTGTCCGGTTGCCTGCTCCATCTTAGCGGCAGCCAGGGTAACCATCTCAATTTGTGAAGAATCAAACGAACCGGTGCCGACCACTTTTGCCATGGCGGCGGAAAGTGCTGATTGTGTTAACCCATTACCAGATAGCCCTTTAGCCATAGCCTGAAGCTGAGAGGCTGTTCTGCCTGCATAATTACCAGTCAGAATGAGTTGCTTATTGAACTCCTCATTTTCTGCTTCGCCTTTGTAGTAAGCGAGCGCCAGCCCACCGACTACGGCCGCCGCGCCAACTAGCCCTACCGTCATCGGAGTGATCAGGCTCAATAGCGCTTTGCTGGCATTGCCAATACCGCCAAAGCTATCTTTAATCTGACCGCCCTGCTGAATGGCGATCATGTACAGCGGCATACCACCGGCGATGGAGGTAGCGATATCGGTGAATTGCATGGGCAGTTGACGCATAGCCATACGATATTGACCGGCAGATACAGTGCCTTTCTTCCAGGCATCTTCCTGATCTTTAAGTCTTGCGATAAATGGTGCGGCTTGCTCTGTAACTCCCATTTGAGCAGCTTTGTATGCTTGAATCTCTGAAGCTGTTTTCCCTTGCAGCTCCACTTGCTCCCGCAGGCGTTGAACAAAATTTTCTTTCGCAGCTGCCGCAGAGATATCAGCGGCTTCCTGCGCTTTGGTAGCTCGCGTCGCTGCTCGTTCTTCAGCTTCGAGTTGCTTGATCGACTCTTTTAACCCACGCGCAGCAATTGCGGCTAATTTCTTCTGTTCTGCATCGCTCCGTGTTGCCTCTTCTTGCTGCCGGATCGCGGCTATCATTGGTGCAGCTTCAGAAGTAACACCTAACTGTGCGGCCCGATATGTGGCTGAGTCTGATGCAGAAGCTTTGTACAGAGAATTTTGCTCACGTAGCTTGGCAAGAAATGCTTCTTTCGCTTCTGTGGCCTTTTTATCTGCTGCTGCCTGAGCTATTGCAGTTTGCCCTTCTTCTGTTCTTGCCTCCGCTACTCTGGCAAGTTCGTCGCGTGTCTGCTGGATAGTTCTTGAAGCTTGGCTGAATGTCTCAGAATCAACCAAATCCTTTGACTTAAACTTAGCTAGCTGGCTCTCCATTTCATCCAGTTTGCTAAATGCTGCTGTGACCGGATTTATTTTGGTCAGCAAAGCCTGTAATTCTTGCTGTTGCTGTTTAAGACTTTCGTTATTCTGCTTTTGGCTCTGTGCGCCAGCTTTGAAGGCATCATTCAAGCCATCTGCTTGTTTGGTAGTTTTCTCCGCTGTTTGCCCAAAGTGGTCTAACGCTTTATCGCCTTGCTCCAGGCTGGACGTGTCGGCGCGCAGTGAGATTGTTGCGATATCTGCCATTTACTTGCTCCGCTTGTGAATAACGGACAGCGCAACGCTCTCCATGTGCCTTATGTCATCAAACACGGTTGCTTTACTCTCTACCCCCACCCAATCCATGACTTGTGACAGGCAGCCGTAGTCCAACCCTGTAGGGCCTGACATGCCGGTGCGCCACTGGGTGGACATAGCTCTAATCACATTGAAAGCCGGCCAGACATCCGGCCATATTTCGATAATGACATCGTCGAAATCATCAGGTGTCAGGCCATTGCCTGCCAATTCTTCGCGAGTGGGTTCAGGGGTGTAGAGAGCGGTGGCAACCGAGGTTAGTTTTTTTCGCGGTTACCAAGCAGTTCGCGATAAAACGCACTGATTACATTCTCGATGGCTTTCGGGTAATTATTCGCGAGCACTTCCAGATTTTCGCGGTTGAATGCTTCAGGTAGCGCCCAACCTTCGATGAGTTTCTCAGCGAGATCTAACACTGTCTGTCCTTCGGTTTTCTCGATGCCGACGACTTCATTCAGTGGCAGATGCTTAAAGGTAAAGGTTAACTCGCCGTCATCCAGACCAGCGCGAGGGATTTTTACGTCAGCTTTAAATGTTGGCGACGGCACCAGGGTAAATTTTACTGCCATGAGTCATGTTCCTTATGCGGTTACGGTGACGGCACAAGTAGCGGTTTTCGCGCCATCTGCGGTGGTGTAAATGATATTGGCACTGCCAGCAGCAACGCCAGTCACAACACCTGTTACCGGGTCAACGGTAGCTTTGGTTGGTGCTGATGATGACCAGGTACCAGACTTGTTTGTTGCATTTGCTGGTTCTACGGTAGCCGTTAAGGTTTCAGTAGCAGCAACAGCAAGAGTCGTCGTGGTTTTGCTCAACGTAACGCCGGTAACAGCCACTGGCGCGCCAGATTTATAGAAAGTGGTCGCTTGTGATTGCAGATTAAGCACAACCGCTACGGTTTCAATGGCGTTAATCGCCGTAGTTGGAATATCGTTAAAGGACACTTTCACCGACGAGTAGCGGTTCTCTTTGGCTTTCGGCACATACATGTAGGTTGCCAGTGTTTGCTCTGACTCATCCGCAACACGTAGCACCGGATAAACAGGCAGACTGGAGTCATGCGCCAACGTCAGGGTTTGAGATTGAGCCGCCTTAAACGTATTGAGATTGCGCTGACGAGTATCGCTAAGAAACTGAATTTGAATCATCTGCTGATCACCACCGCTGTTCGATACTTCGGTGATCTGCGGGATTTCAATCCAACTTTCGACCTTCTTAACCGTACCCACACCACCACCCACTGCGAAACGATCGGTGTTCGAGGTGTTAATAGAGCCGAGCGTTAAAGTAGTCGCGGTGGATGCTGTTACTTTTGCAACCAAATCATTCAACGCGGCCCAGCCTGAGGTTAGCTGCACAATATCGCCCTCGGCAATGTCATGCCCAGTGACTACCGTCAGAACTGCATCAACAGCATTGGAAACTGCCGTGACCGCGACTTCGGTTTCATATGTTTTAGCCAGGTAAATACCTGCGCCATTTGGTAGAGCAAAGCCCATGGTAATTCTCCGATTTTGGATATAAAAAAACCGGCATAGGCCGGTAGATGTGGGATTTATTACGGTTTAGATGACGTCAGCGCGATAACTCATGCTGATCGGCGTTGTGTATGTGATGTCGTCAGTTATGCCGGGAAATTGGCTGGGAACGCTGTTGATATAGCAGGTTACCACTCCATCTGTCAGCTCGGTGTTGAGGTTGAACAGTTCTATCAATTCAGTAGCAATAGTATGAGATTTGGATTTGCCGCTGCCTGCTTTGGCATTGATATTAATCTGATACACGCCTTTGAATACGCGGGACACCTGCGCTAAATCGATAGCGTCTGTTGTGGCTGGCATGACATGCGATTGCAAATACATATCGCCAGTATCATCAAAGCTAACGTTCTCAGCAGCCAACGGAATGCCTTTAATTGTCGCCCATTCGCCAAGACGTTTTTCCAGCAATGCGGCAATGCGTTGAGTGCTCACTTATTCACCTCATTAGCTGCTTCAGTAAAGTATTTAACAGCGTCCCCGGCGGTTATGCGGATCATCCCGTTTGGGGCTTGTGATGAATGACCAAACTCAAGCCGGTAAGCGTAGGGAACATTGTTCGTGAAGTAGATGGCCTTGGTACCAACCTTGAACTGCTCAAGCATATAATTGCCCACAGCCAGTGTCATATTGCCACTTTTATCAATGCGCCCTGTTTCACCATCCGGCTGAGCATCTAAGCCAACTTGCCAGTTACCACGGAAGCGGCCGCCGGTGTAACCAGCAGGCGCTTTAATGTCCATGCTATCGGTCACCCTGTCCCGTTTCTTCAGTCGCCCTGTTTTAGTTAGGTTGCCTGAATCTTTCTTCAGCTCTTCGTTATGTTCGAAAACAGCATCGTTATATGACTTCGCCGTGTGGTTGTTAGCCCATAATTCAGGATTCCCAACTGGCGACATCGTGACTAACCGATTAAGAATTTTGATACCTGCTTTTTGAACCACCAATTCCTGATTACGCTTACCCTTTTCAATAAACGCATTAATTGAAGCCATGAAGCTGGAATTGTCAGCCATATCACGCCCTCAGTTGTGGTTTGTAACAGATCAGCAATGCGGCGGGTTTAACGGGGTTAGGTTTAATGACTCGATGTTTTTTGCCATCAACCATAATTAGATCGCCAATGCGAATTTCCACATCGGCGGTTGCCGACATTTTCACATCACCGTTCTGGATTAACGTGCCGTCAATCTCACCGGGTTCATAGCTGGATTTAACACTGATAATCGTATGAGTTTCGAGTGGGATATCAACCTCAATACCGCCAACCAACTCGACACCGCCACCGCGAGTAAGCTGGTAGGTCGTGCCATTTTCGGTAATCAATCGTGTTGCATTCGTTCGCATTCGTGGGTAGTTGATAGCCATTATTGACGCCTCGCAGTGGCATTAATAGCAAAACCGCTACCCGCAACGAACCCACGTAGAATTGCCATCACCGCCGGATAATTGGGAGTAAATGACTCAGTATCAGATACAGCGTAAGTGACAGATACCGCCCCTGATACAGTCTCAGACTTTATTGCCGCCTCTCTATTTGAACCCAGTAACTCACCCTCAATAGCTTCCACGGCCAGCATGCACTGCGCCGCAATCAGTTGTGGAGGAATACTGGCCGAGGGGTAACTAAATCCATCGAAAGTGATACCTGATCTCGGCCAGGGTAGTGGCTGAGTTAGTTTTGCCCGGCTGCCATACCAATTAAGGCCGTTCAGGTAATCCATTGCCTTAATCAGTAATGGCTCTGTTTCAGTGGGTAAATGCATTGCGCGCACGGAAGCAAACGCCGTTAAATCTTCTGCTGACGCATAGCTGTTAAAATACGCTGAGGTTGGATCGGTTACTAACATCCTTTCCTCCAGGATAAAGGGGCCGCAGCCCCTCATGGTCATCACCCTTACGCAGCAGTGACAGTCACTACACAAGTTGCGGTGAAGTTACCATCCACGCATTTGGCGGTAATGGTTGCACTTCCGGCGGCAACAGCAGTCACCTTACCATTGGCATCAACTGTAGCCTTTGCAGCGGCAGATGAAGTCCAGGTAACGGCTTTATTCGCGGCATCGGATGGTGCCACGGTAGCAACAAGCGTTTCCTCCGCACCAACAACCAATGAAGTCGTCGATTTGTTCAGAGTGATACCGGTTGCCGCCACATCTTCAGCAACCAACTTAATCATCACACCGGCGGTCACTTTGTTGCTGGTTGCATGTTTTTTCCAACTATTGGTCGCACCAATTTCTGTCAGGCTGGGATTCTTGCCGCCGTTGGTTTCGTCCCAGCTATAACCCAGCAAGTCGATGTTAATCGTCCCCTCTGCGCGATAGCCAACGCCGAGGTTTTCCTCATCGTTGATTGGATATGAGCGGAAGCCGGGAGCCTGCGACTCGGTAATAACCACCGCGTTCGGCAACAACCCAAAGATGGCATCAATTGGCGCAGTATCGGTAACCAGAACCGGCTTACCTAATGTACCAGGCTGACCGCCATACACGACAACACCTGCCTCTTCATAAATCTTGGCTGCAATCGCCTGATCAATGATGTCAAAGTAGGTAGATGAGTGCATAACAAACAGCGCAATACGGCCAAAGCGATCACCGTACTTGCGCATACCTTTGGTCAGGGTTTTCTTGCCATCAACTTCAATGTTGGCAGTAACAACCATGTCTGGGTTGGCACCGATGGAAGCACTCAACGCCTGAATGCCGTACTTGATGAATCCCTCCAGTGAGGCGTCTGCAACATCTAGGCCCACAATTTCGGAGAATTCAGACACATCGCGGCCACGACGCTTAAATGCCTCTTCAGTGGTCTGGTAAGGGCCATATTTCCACGGAGCTTTTACACCCACTGATTCACCAGCACCAATTTTTTTGCCTGTAACTTTGTCGGTAGAGTCAACATCACGGTGTTCGATACTGCCGCCGAGCTGATAGAAAGCACGTTTACGGAAATCGCCCTCAATCAAGGCGTTATCCAGCACGATCGCGCCATTAGATGAGGCGTTGAACACATCGAGGTTGTCCTGTCGGCGCTCAAGATAGGATGTCTGAGCCAGATCGTTATAGATGATCAAGTCAGAGTTAACGGTTGTGGTCATAAATTATAAATCCTTATTCTTTCGGAAGTTTTAAGAATGCCTGCTGCCCGTTAGCGCGAATAAAATCCGCCTTTTGGGCTGCGGTCATCGTTGATCGCTTGAGTGCGCCGCCATTCGGCTTATGGCCGCCAGCGTTGGTGCCTTCAGCCTGCGGCCAGAGATGCGGAGCAACATCTTTCAGTGATTCGGCCCATTCGTGCGGGGTGAGTGGTGTTTTTCCATCCTTTCCCAGTAGAGCTGAACCCTCTTTATCAATGGCGACGGCCTCACCTTCATCGTTGAGAGTAAATACGCCTTTTGCGCGCAGAATGATGTCGTCAGCAGCGCCCGGTAATGCACCGGTCTTCAATGCGGCGGAGCGAATGGCATCACCAAGCACCCGATCACTGAATTTTTTGCTAAAACTTTCAGCTTTCTCAGCGCGGTCATTGGCAACTTTGAGTTTTTTATCAACATCAGCCCGTAATCGCTCAGTGCGCTTATCCAGTACCTCATCAATCTTTCCAGCGGCGATCAGCTTGGCTTCTTCGTCGTCAGAGAATCGTTGCAGGATAGTTTTCACCGCATCCGGATCGATGCCGTCATAGCGTTTCAGGTTCTCGCCTTGTTCTTTGAGCTTGCCGAGTAATTCGCTATTTTTGGTTTTGAGTCCAGTGACAGATTCATTAACCCTGGCATCAATCAATGCCTGAATCTCTGGTGTGATAGCTGTGGCTGGCCCGCCACCACCTTCGCCACCTTCACCTGCCTCGGCATAATATTTACGTGCGATATTTCGGAATAGCATGCTGTCCCCTTGGGATTTATTGCTGGGCCTGGCCCATAAAAAAGCCCCGCACAATGGCGAGGCTCAGATTTTGGATAACTCAGTTGTTTACTGTTGATGGTAATGGTTAAAGCGTAGTTTTCTACAGGCCTGCATCAGAGAATGCCCGACCGTCAATATCGCGAAGCTGCTGTAACGTCAGCCACTCCCCTTTATCAGTGAAAAATTCATCAGTTCGCATACCGCCATCTTTCATCAGCCTGGCGCGAGTCTCGCCCAGCACCTGAACCTGTCGGCGGTAAGATTGCCGCTGTAGCCACTCGCCGTATGTCGTTCCCGCTGGCACTTGCCCATCCATGCTGGCGCGAGTACCTTCGTCCATTTCGTCGATATCGATCCCCAACTCTCGCCATGATTTGGTGATTAAGGTTTCCATCGAGCGACAGCAGAAATGAATGCGCCCCGGCCCCTGAAGATATGGAACCTTGTGACCAATGGGTTTACCTTTCAGCGTGTATTTGAGGCGGTCACGGATGATGCAATCGTGTGAGGTTTTATTGTCCAGGGTACTGAGCCATTGCTTGGCATCAATGATATTGCTGTTGTTATCAGCAAATTTATCCCGCGCCACGGCAGCCATATGAGTGACGGCCGTTTTCACTACCGCAGTGACATTCTTTCGGCCCGCCTCGATTGCGCCATCTTGATAGTTTCTGGCTCTGGTACCGCGTACCTTCCGCGCCATCTGTTCAATCGTATCGCCAGCCAGATAGCCGTTTTTCACCGTATTGATAATGCGTGTCATCCGATCGGCTTCAATATTCTCAGCCCAGTCTCGCAGCAATCGCCCCTGGAACGGTTGAGCCATTGCAGCGGCGTAAACCCGCTCTTGAGTGATTGATGCTAATGGGAAGTGATTTAAAACTGGCCCCGGCAATAAAGAATCAAACAAACTAAGCTGATAACCTGCCTCATGCTTTGCGAAGTCCAGCAGTTCGTCGGACAGAGAGACATACATCGCATCAACAGCTTGCTTGTTAACTTCGCGCACACTCGCTAGCAAGCTCTCTAAGCGCTTCACGGTAACACTATTCGGATTGACTTCATCAAGTGCCACCATTAGGCGAGCAGATAGCTCTGCATCGCTCTCATTGAGCACTTTAACCATTTTTCGAGCAACACCAGCACCATAACGGGACTGAAACAGGCTATGTGCTATTGCTTCATCACGTAGCCTTTCGTTAATCGTTGCCATTTAGCCACCTGTCAGGCTGGGACTCTGATTTTTCAATTCGTCCAGAACATCATTGGGGTTAGATTCGGGGTCGATAATATCCAGCTTTTGCATTGCCCGGATCATATCCGCGTCGCGAATTGCACCGCTCTGCCACGCTGCAACAATCGCAGCCAACATCCCTGAGTCGGCAACACGTTGAATAAATTCCTGGCTGATGGAATACGCAACCTCTGCGCCCTTATTCCCCATGTATTTCGCACACCAAAGCAGCGCTTGCGTATAGGCCTCTGAAACGTTGGCACAACAGATGCCAAGCACAGAGGTAGATGCCGCCTGATCGCCCGTTGCCTGCGTTGCTGTTTTTACCGCGCTATTTTGCTCAACCAATCGAGCGCCAAGAGAGATCATGTAGTCGCGTTTTGAATCCATTCCCTCTTTGGCAATCATATTGGGCTGTGCCTGGTTAAATCCTGAAGCGCCATCTTTTGGCAGTAATATTGGCGAACGTGAACCAAGAGCAACCCCTGCCTTTTGCAGCCAGTCGCGCCACTCTTCGGTTAATCCACTGATCCACGGCTGCACCTGTCCACAAAAGAACAGGCTATCTTCATAGTCAGCCGAGTTGCGATAATGACCAAGATTGATTTCAGTCAGTGCCAATAACGGTGATTCATCAATTGATGGATCGTTATTTTGCGCACCAACAAAGGTAAAGGGTATTTCATCCCAGGCACCGCCAAACTGAATCACTGGATAATATTCGCTATCAACGACATATACGCCGCTCTTTTTCGGCCCGACATTACGCCAGACGCGACATACGAACCGACCACCGTCCATCGCCAGCTCACGGTATTGAATGCGATCCTTGAAGCCGTAGCCATCCGGCTCTTCAACACACTCACGCAGCACGACCAAAACCAGTTTATCGCGCCCATTTATCCGCTCAGTTCGCCAGTTGATAATGTCCTCAGCGCGATAATTAAGAATGATGGCCCCTTTCATATCAGCGCTGTAATCGACGTATAATCCCTCTCTGGCAACTTCTAATACGGATTCAAGAACTGACTGCGCCTGTTGATAAATGCTGATACCTGCGCCATTGGCGTTGGTTTTCAGGTATTCCATTTTATCGACGATTGTCACCGTGGGGTCACGACGAAATGCCATCCCAATCAAACCATTTTTGGTATGTCCGGTAATCGCATAGAAAACAGCGCGGCGGAGATAATCATCATTGCGCCGGTTGTTCTCTTCGCTGTTATTGGTTGGGTCTAACTTTGGCAGATATTTATGCCGTCTACGTTTAACCGCATCTGGCCCACGACAAACATCGCGAACCGTTTCCCATATTGGGCTTGCAGCCCCATGTTCAGGCCGGATAAATGTAATGTCGTTATTAGCCATTAATATGCAGTTCTCATGTTGATACTGAATGCTTCTTGGCGCTTGTTGTTCTTCGCTACAGCAAAGTAACGGAATCCATCAGAGCCGTGAGATGTGTGATCGTGAAGTGGCTTATCTTTCCAGCAGCCGCGCTTGTCATCCCACTCTTTTCGGTAGCCTTCCAGATGAGTAATGCCTTCAGCGCATTTATCTTCATCAAAGACACACTTAGGCAGAATTTCACGCACTGACTCGATGCCGGTATCAACGCCAGTTTTCGGTACCACTTTGAATGTCATGGAGTAAACTTGCCCATCGATTTCGTAACCTTCCCGCGCCAGCTCTTTACGAGACTTAGCATCAGAGCCGAATTCACGGTTTTCTATGTCGTGCGGCCCCCAATGGTCGCCATACGTATAGCCGCGGTCTTTCAACACCTTCATATAGTGCCGTAGACCTTCACCGGAGTTTTCGTAGTAGTCGATGATGTGAAACTCTTCGCCGACCTCACGCACGAACCAGATGGCCGTTGAGTCACCCACGCCGATATCCCAGAACGTATGAACCGGCAGGTGTGAGTTATCAGGTAATTTGCAGATCCGCTTATTGGTATAGAGCCAGCGGAATTGTTTGGCGTAGTAAGCACCTTCGACTGATTGTTGGAATGCTTCGGCGGGGATGGTTGGATATTCCCGCTTCATATCGTCGCCAAGCGTCTTCTCTTTGGCGTAGTACCAGGCTTTCTGGCGCTCGTTAAGATGAACGCAGTGCTTAGCTTCCATCTCAGCAAAGTAATCAACAAGGCGTTGCGGTAAACCCTCAACCGGGTCGATTGCGTACTGCGGATTCTTCCACCAAGAGAAGAAAAAGAACTTCCAATCGAGATTTGAAAGTTCCTTCCCTTGGAGTTGCGCTTTCTCTGCATCCTGGCAGTAATCGTAGAAATAGCCAGCGCGTCCCTCGGCGGTGCTCTCAAGGGTTATCTTTCCACCCAGCGGCACGGCTTCAAAGGCTCCAGTTACTATCTCTTTGGCCTTCTCTGGGTACTTCGCGCATATCTTGCCAAACTCCGAAACGTGTAAGCTGTATAGCGTACCGCCACGAAATGATGTGGATACCGTTACGCTGCCACCCTTATCAAACACATATTCGCTCGTCGTTTCCTTGGTTAAAGGATTTGCTCGCTTAATATCATCCGGTAAAAGCCGGTAGGCGTACTGGGTTTTATTTCGAAACAGGCGCTCTGCATCGGGAAGGGAGTGAGCGATAAGGGCACATTCTTTTTTATGGAACAGTGCGAGATCAAGCTGGATGATGCAAACCTCTGTCGTGAAACCTAATTGCCTTGCCTTTAGGATCACGTTTCGGTCATGCATACCGTCGAAATACTCCAATTGTTCAGGAGTCATTTTGAAAGTGACGCACTTTCCGTTTTTGTCTTTGATTTTGTAGAGGTGATTAAGACGCCAGAACCTGTTCTTTAGCAGCTTTTTCTGTTTATCAGTTAACACAGCCACCCCTTACAGGTCATCATCTCCTATCTCATCCATTACTGATGCTACTGAGCTAATAGACATCCCGCCTGAGTGTTCAACTTTCTGTTTATTGGTATACGCATCGCCAACCTCTTTCGCGGCCTGCTCCATTAGTTGGGCGGTCATAGCAAAGTTTTTCATGGTCTCAGCCTTTGCAGCCATGCGGTCGAGCGCCCTAAGTCGATAAGCGCGATTGGCAATTGGGATATCGGATATTTCAGTTTGAAAGCGGGAGCGAGTCGAGTTGAATAGGTCTACCCATTTCTGCCCGAGATTCTTCGCAATGGCCTTTGTCGGGTCGTATGAAGAAACCTGCTGAAGCGTTAACGTGAGGCTGAATTCTTGTTTCACCTGCGCGACCACTTGCGATGGTGTGTCATAACAGGCCAAGGCTTGAACTATGAAGGCTTTAACCTCTGGTTTTAGTGCAGCCATTGGCATCCTCCATGACTAACGTAATGTAACTAATCAGGCCAGTTTCAGCAGGCACGTCCCGCACGCTCTTGCGATATTGAGATTGCCCACCTCGGGTTTATTGTTTGCTGCGTCAATCATCTCTTGGACTTCAACGCTTGCGCCGTATCTGCGAACTACACCGACAAATTCTTCAACATCATGCCCCCGCAGTTTCAATACCGGCTGCCCTTCTTTGTTGAACTTGGGCGCGCCATATTCGTCGGTAGCATGACTGATGTGATAAAGCTCATGTTCTATCAGTGCGCAGAAATCAAGGTCAGGACATTGAGCGCAATAATCAGCAGCCAGAGTGATGATGAATGTAGGAACATCACCGAACCATTCGTACATCTGCTGTTCCATCCGGGCCTTTTGCCAGCCACCGGCTCTCATTGCTACCTGTTCGGCTTGACCAAGAACAGTGCGGCCCTGCTTTTCAAACGCAGATGATGCCCACATTATTTTTATGTCAGCGTCAATTAAGTGGCTGTGGTCAGGGTTATGTAATTCACCATCGTCACTGAGTATTTGACTGTTAACCCATTCAAGCACTTCAGTGGCGGGAACCAATTCAATGTGAGGTCTGAACTCATCAACGAATGATAATGGCGGATATGGCCGCTTCATTTGTAAGTTTGAATTAGCCATAACGAAGTATCCTGCTGGTTAATAAAGTCCCAGCCTTTGATTGGCTGATACTTCAATATATGAAAGCTTTAATCTCATCTCAGCCATTGCCAACATAAGTCCAGTCGCCTGCTGGATTCATTAGCCCATTTTTCTTTGCCATTATTTCAATGGCCTGTTTCAAAGCTTCACTTTCATAGTTGTTCTTCGTGGATAAGCGCCATAACTGATAAACAATATCTTCTGCTGCCTTCACCCTCATAAGCGGCACTGACGTATCTGTTTCGTAGACATCTTTAACAATCAAGTCGCCTTTCTCATCAACATAAGCCAATCCGGACTTGTCCATGAGCACCCCCATCAGTTAGTGAACATAATGAGTGTAGTTCACGTAAAAAAACATTATCCAGCTCGGTACTACGACTCGATGACCTCCCAGTCTGGTTTAGCCATTTACTATTCCTTTTGTCGTTATAAATCTTTGTGAAGCGCCATTGTGGTGACGCTTGGCAGAGTTTTATAAATAGCATCCAATAAAAAACCGCTCGGAGGCGGCTTGTGATGATTACCTGACGCAGTATCTAATGCTGTACAACACACTTGGTCCGAAGCTCACTATCAGTGATGCGAGAATCCCGCAGATACTGGAAATGCGAACACCAGAAGCCGTTAAATAGTCAAACAAAGGAGTCCCGAAAATAACGGCGTACTGTAGAGCAGTGAAGGCAAGAATAAGTACCAAAAAAAGCAGCGCACTTTTCAGCATGAAGAATATCCATTCTCTTATCCCGAGTCCGATATACCCATTGCGTCTAAACGCCCCTTTGTAGTCCCTTATGAACTTTGCCATGCCTTGCAACCTTGAGCTTAAATCGTTCCTTATCATTGCATAGATTGTCTGTTATTGGGTATCTACTGAGAGCCGTTGTGGCAGTGCTTCCAAATTTGCAATCATGTTTTCCTCCCAACGTTCTGGCGCCAGTCAATAACCTCATCAAGCCGACCTTTGCAGATTCGTAGTTCCCGCTTTAATTCCATCGCGTACAATCCGCCATCCCCCCAGGTAATACCGGTAAACTCTGGAACTTCACAGGGGGTAAGCGCTGACTCTGGCGGCAATAATAGTGCGGGTTCGGTAACAAGCGATTTAGTTGGCTTATTCGCGCATGATGTTAATGACATCGCCAGACATAGGCTTGATAGCACAATCATCACTCGCCGCTGCTGCTTTAAACCGTGCAACCTGTAATTCACTGGCATTGCGTAGCTTCCTCTCGTTTTCGAGTTGTCGGGTGGTGGCAGCTCGGTTGGCGGCATCGTTAGCACCGTAAGCATCAATGATGTTACCCAGTACCGTGTTTGTGGCTTGCTCGGCCACCAGCTCCGCTTCCGTTTTTTCGACCTTATTTGAGAGCCTATAACTGTTAAAGAACAGAGCCGACACAACCACCACCAGCACTGCAATGACTAATCCAATGGCCTTATTCATCCAGCCCCCAGCACGTCAGTTCGCTTTCCTGTGCGCGGCGTTCTATCTGCCCGTAACAGTTATTTGAGCGAATATTGCAATCCTTACCACCATCGCGAACCCAACGTTTGATTTCAGCGCATGCACCTCTACGGTCGCCAGCATTGAGTTTTCGATAGAACGTGGAGGTGAAACACTTGCCTGGGCCGATGTTATAGGGGCAAAACGAAGCGATACCGGCCATCTGTGGTTCAGTCAGCGGTACCCGGACATTTTTCTTTACCCAGCTTATAGCCTTATCAGCCTCCAACTGATTCACCGCAGCACATTTCTCCGCTGACAGCTTCATCCCTTTCACTACCGGTTTGCCATCGACTTGAGTCGCACCACGGCAAATAGTCCAAATCCCCTTTCCATCTGGATAAGCTGAAAGCCGATTCCCCTCTTTCTCATCCAAAAGCTGATCAAGAATTATTGTGGCCGGTGCTGCAACCATAATTAGAGCCAGGACAGCCGCGCTTAATTTGCTTTTTGTCGAGGCCATCATTCACCATCCGGTTTATAACCATGCCGTCTATCCCAAATTTTTACACCAGCATTCAGTAAAAATGTCAGGGCCATAAAGAATAAGGAACCAAGAACGCCAATAACCGTCCACTCATCAGGTGTGAATCCAGCGATCAGCTCTTTAACCCAAAAAATGAAACTGCCACCCGACACGGTATAGGAGACCGCTGTTGTTATATTGCTCATTTTCATAGTCTCCCCCTCCCTGATGGGTTGGGTGTGAAGCAAAAAGAAAATGCGCCACAATCACATGATAATCATACTTATTGCAGATTATTTGGACGCAAAAACGACAAAACCCCGCAAAAAGCGAGGTTTTTTGAATTGTGTAAGCTACGTGACTAAGTAACCACTCTTATCACAGTACAATCATTTTTGCGTACGCGTTAGCATTTTTGTACTATCACTGTGCGTATTATTAATATAACTATTCACTAAACCTATAGCATTCAACTGAAATAATTAGGATGATCAATGTTTATATGTTCAGAGTGTGATTTTGAATACCCAAATATTGTTGATGTATGTGAGCAATGTGGGCATGAAGTAGAGATTGAAAAAATTGATCCCAATGAATTTGTCGCAGTATCAGCCGTAACCGCTCAGTTGGACAAAGGAAGTTCAGGTACACTTGAAGCTAAAGTTGGTAGATTATGGAATTTGAATAATGCCGTCTCAAATGACTTCATCAACAAAATAGAATTGAAATTCAGAAGAAAGAATAAGTTTCACAATTTCCTAACAAAAGATGAACTTCCGAATTCTATTCCAACATTACTTAGAAAGTATATAGGTGACAAATTAAAATTCAAAACCCTTGTTCAATCAATTTTATCTAAAATAAAAGTTATCGTTAGTAATGATGGAAGAATATTGAGCGGGTTAAAAAATAACAATATAATATTTATACACTATAAAACTACAGGTGATGAGAGTGACTTTGGTCGATTACTTATCGTAATGGTTGACAAGAAAAGTGGTTTTGATTTTGAAAGTGTTGCACTAACGCCTAAAAAACTATCGCCAATAGATACAGATGCTCTGAGACAAGCGGCTCTTTTTGATTTAACTCTTTTTGATATTACTTACCCAGATAATAATGGTGAGTCTTATGTTAAATTTATTCAAGGTAAATCTAAGAGTGACTTTTTTAAAGATGCCCTAGGGTGTAAGCGTGAAATTGATAATAATAGAAGCATTCAAGAGCTATTTGATGCAATATTCTCTTTTGCTAATGAGAGAAATTTATTAATACCAATAAGAGATAAAATAGAAGAAACGGTTAGAGAATTTTTAAATAATAAATATAAAAGTCAAGATAATCGTTCTGTTACTCTAAAAGATATACAGAAAAAAGTAGATTCTTGTCTACCAGAAGAACATCCTGCAAGGGGGCAATTTACAACTTTTGTAAATGAAAAAGAGTACCGAATTGATGATGTTTTTGAACCAACACAGAATGCTGCAAAAAATGCCAGTTCTTTCAAGTTTACTGATGAAGACCAGAACTTTACCTGTCAAGTGAGAAAATCAGCGGTTGGTACCAAAAACTCACGAAAACCGGTAAAATTAGATAGAGTAAATAGATGTTTAATACTTCCGTTATCAGATTCAGATTATGCAAAACGTTGATCAAGTAGCAGGTGAAGAATAAGTATGGTAAACGATAATGCGTTTAGTAGTTTGGTTCTATTACTATCAGGTTCGGAGATATCTGATAGTAATGGTTATCTTGTTGCTAAATTAGATAATAATATTTATCATGATGATGACCATATAAAAAATTTACTTATTGGGTGTGAATATACTAACTCTGCCAACTGTTTGGCAAAAGAAGAAAACAATAAAGTATTATATATAAGTAGAAATACTGATTGCTGGGTAAATGGTGAATCACCACTATACACAACTCATACAAATTTTTGGAAACAAATACATACTTCTGACTCACTTCCGTCAATATTCTTTATTCAAGAAGATAAGTCTTCCTCATGTAATTTATCATCCTCAAATATCATTAGTACGTATAAATCATTTTTCGCATGGAAAAAATTGCTTTCAACTATTGCAGATCATTCAGAAAATAGTAAAGCAATCATTTTTATAACCAATGATAAAGGAGTGAAAAAACTAGAAATCCCACTAAGTATCGAGTGTAATCAGTTAAATAGCATTACTAATGCTGAACTTTGCTTTCAAGAAATAAAAAATTTACAAGATATTCTAGACATACCTGACCCTCATAAAAAGAATAGGTTATCAGTTATGTGTTCTTCATTATCTGAGGTTATAAACTCGTTACCAAGTGAAGATAATATATTATTAGAGTTAATTAAAAAAAGTCCAACTTTGGCAAAAAAATATGACAATTTATATGACATATACACTTGATGAAAAAAGTTTAGAGTTCACTAGTAAAATAAACGAATACATATCCTCCAGCCAAAATAAAGCATTGACCATACCCGGTGCATTGATAGCTGTAGGTGCCTTGGCTAAAATTGGTGGGATACTTGAATCTTTAATCATTTTTGGCGGTTTATTGATGATAAAACAAGTTACTACAAGTGCAAATGATATTTATCGTGAATCTTTCTCTTCTTTAGAAAAAAGATTAGATAGTGCATTCAAAAAATATTTAAAATTTGATGAGGGTAAAGAAGTTAAAGATAGTGCTTCAGATATTGAACAAGAGTTACGAATACAGCTTAGTAATGCTTCAAAAAGACTCGATAATATAGATAGTTGGGCTAGTTATATGGTATGGGGTAGTCTTTTATATATTATACCAACTATTATAATCCACTATTATCCTGATTTCTTTTTATTAGCAAACGAATATATTATGAGCAGACTAGACCAAGGATTAAATATTGTCACTCAATACATTAAACAAATCAATGACCCAGTCTTATGAATATTAACCACTTACAGTCTATCTAGCGAAGTAAGCATAGCCAAGCACCCACCAATAAACCCCTGCGCCGTTTGCATCTCTTTTCTGATTGTCCCATCTGAGCACTTACGCCTTTTCGCTATCATGCGTAGTGAAACACCGTATACATAGTGCAAAATCACCAGCTCATACTCTTCTGGTTTATACTTCTTCAGCCGCGCCACACAGCCATCAATCATAATGCCGTCATCATCACAGCACTGTGGCCGTGATTTATTGGTATAGGGGAGCAGCCCTTTAAAGCCTGCGGCAATAGGTTGCCAATCTACCTGGCTGTTATCATTGGCGGCCCATGCCCCCCAAAGCTCTAAAATATGCTGGATATCGCGCATTGGTTTTTCCTGCTCTGACGGCAGGCTTTGCGGTGCGGCTCTCATAACTTCCCTTCCTTTCGTAAAATATACTGGGTACGCATAACGCCCTCGGCGTGATACAGGCGAGCGGTGTCACTATCAATTAAGCGGGTGCGGCGGTCACATTCGTCATGGCATGCACTACATCCCCATGCGGCCTGTTCATCAGAGGGTTTAATTCCGGTACCACAGGTTCCTGCCAACCGATAATGTGTGAGTACCACGGTTTCAGGATTGCCATTGCATACACCCGGAATACGGATCTGACACTCACGGCCCCTAGCCTCTTTGCGTAAATTAGCCATGACACCCCCTAAGCCGCGTAGCTCATTAATTGACTGGCGGCGTTCTCCGCCTCGGATGGATGACTGAATGATTTACTGAGAATGAAAGTCCAGAGCACATTCAGCACTGATTTGTATAAATCGTTGAATTCCAGCGCGTCCATTTTCGCGAATGAAATAGAGCGAGGTTCGCGCAGCGTTGAGCCGTCCGGTAATTCGAACAAGTCGTAATGACCAGACTCAACCGTCACCCAACGGCGAAAAGCATGGAATGATTTTGCAGTAGATAAGTTTGCAGCACGTTTACCGGCCACCAGCGCCAGATAATCGTCAGCTATCTCATAAAGTACGCCCTCATTCCCCACATAGGAAATAAGTTGGCTTACATAGCCACGCAGGAATTTAAGTTCAAATGGTGATATCGCCCCGCCCTTTGGCTCCCAATATTCAAAGCCAAGATTGAGCAACGAGAAGAATTTACGGTGAAACAGTGCGTTACGCACACGTTTAAATTCGCCAGTGACAATAGTCCCCAGCTTGGTGTTTTTAACGAAATCCTCAGCATCCGGCGTGGCCGGTACTAAGATCCCACCTGTTGATTTGGTAAAACTATACTGTGCCATTTCCGCCCCCGGATGTATGGCACAACAGCACGACGTTTAGGTTGCCAGTTGTTCAGGCTGGCGATAATGATTATATCAGCTAATTAGACTCATCAAACATTAATCATAAATTAATCTTGATGTTATTTGCACCTGCGGCAATTTTTATAAAGTAATTTATCAATTTTAAGTCCATCCAGTTCTTTTCGGATAATTGAATAACATGGCTTAAAATTGCCTCATGTGTCGAACATGAAGACAAAGGTATCTGATATGGATAGTCAACATTCAATGTAATGTAATCTCCATCCACATATATCTGTTTTGGAAGACGCTCAAAATCTTCAATAATCTTTTTTTTCATATCCTCATTATCCGCAAACTTCATTCTTTATCTCCATTTATTATAGCTATGTGACATGTCGCATCACTATATAGTTAATTTAGTCTCATGCCAGCCAAGAGTTTGCCAGCATTCACTTTCACCTATAAATGCACAGCCCTGACTATCACCCGGTAGAGCATCGCCACACTTACTGCACTTGCGCCCAGCTTGCTCTTGGATCTGCGCCTGCAACTCAGCATTATCTTTCCGGATTAGTATAGTGATGTATTCGTCCATGTCATATGGTTCACGCTGTGGGCGACGCAAGGCGCAGTTCTGCTGTAACATTTCTTTCTCTTGCTGATCCAGTGTCACCATTAATTTATGGGTACCACTATCACGCTCTTTCTGGCGCTGTAGACGTTTACGGGCCGCAGCCCGTTCTTTGGTGTCAGTCATGCCGCCAGCCTCCAGATACACAACTCTGGCATATTGGCCCTTACCAGTGCCTCGGCAAAGGGTGGCGGTACCGCATTGCCACATCTTGCCACCTGTTCAGATTTGGGCCAGAGGGTGCCATCAATATCTCGGTCAATAATGTAATCTGGCGGGAACCCGCTGGCGTTGTACAGCTCACGGGCAATCAACATACGCATACAGATATCAACGATGATGTATTCGCCTACCGATAGAAATTGCGGTCGTGGTGCGGGGAATAAATGCCAGTCGTCCGGTAAATCGCTGAAATGATCCACCAGCCGCGCACAGTTCCAGGCGTTATAGCGCTGCTCGTCGGTCAGAGGTTCAACATCAAAATTGTTTTCCACCAAGCCAAAGCGCTCTTTGGTCGTAACCGCGTGTATTGGTTCTGAGAGTTCTACTGAGCCACCGGTACCGTAATACTTGGTCAGAAAGGCGTTTATTATCCCGACATGATTACCGCCGGCGGTTAAAGTCGGTACCGGTTCAGTGATCGGTTTACCATCGCGGCATGTTCCGCGCAGTTGTACCAGGTGCGAGGTACAAAGCGCGTGGTGATCAACCGTGGTGATAGTATGCAATGGCTGGTTAATCTCGATGCCTGCACCGGTATAATTACCGCCATAATGCTTGGCAAGATGAGCGCAAATTAACTGGCTTTTACCACCCCCACCCGCCGTCACGGTACCCAAAGGCGTATTGATATCATTTGCCGTACTGTTACCGAACTGACGCACAACCACCGGCGCAGCGATTGCAAAACCGTGAGTTCTGGTGATGGTCTGTAACGGATCACGTAATGACTGCCCACGGAAGCAATCATATTTGGTTTTGCTGCTGGTGTGGTTGCACTTCACCGCATACGGCTCCAGCAATAAATGCTCGGCCTTGCTTGTAATTGTGGTTAGTGGCTGGTCTAGCGGATATTGCAGGCGGTCGCCACCGAAACCGGTTTGGCCCAACCGCACAATAAACGGATCAGGATTATCAATAACAAACCGCTGCAACCCTTTGACGATGCGCCGCAAGGTATTATCAGCCAAATCTTTCTTGCGACCGAAAATAGAGCGTGTTGGTTGGCTCCAATCGATACACTCCGCCGCCGTTCGCCAAGGTTGCAACATGCCAGAAAGCACATCTGCAGAGTTTGGTGCGCCGTGGCTTGGCTCTGGCCATACAACCGGCTCACCGTCACAACGCCCAACCACAAACAACCGCTTTCTGATGGTGGGGGTTCCGTAATCACAGGCTTTTAGCTCCCGATGATCCACGTTATAACCTAAACCTGAAGTTAGCCTCTCCGCCTCAGGGCCATTGATACCTATCTTCAAAAACTCACACACTTCGGCCAGCGCGGGATGATTCGCATCAATACCGGTACCCAGCATGCCAATAAATGCCTTGAACGTTTCTCCCTTACGGGCTGGATCAGGTCGGTGATTACCCTGACTATCCGTCAATAATGGCCCCCAGCCGCGAAACTCTTCGACGTTCTCCAACATCAGAAAGCGTGGACGTACTGCCAGCGCCCAGCGCAACACCACCCAGGCTAAACCACGAATTTCTTTCTTAACCGGCGTGCCGCCCTTGGCTTTGGAGAAGTGGCGGCAATCAGGACTGAACCAACCCAGCAATACCGGCAAACCGCCCGTTGAGATAAGCGGATCAACACTGAAAATATCCTCAGGGTAATGCAACGTGCGTGGGTGATTGATGGCATGCATCGCCATCGCCACTGGGTTATGGTTCATCGCGATGTGTGGTTCATAGCCTAATGCTTGCTTGATTCCCTCACAGCTGCCACCGCCACCAGCGAACCCAACAACAACCAGACCATCCTGTAAATCAGGCCGCGCCACCGTGATTTTTTTACGTCGCGCCCATGCATGAGCCGCCTGTTGGATATGCTGCGGATTATCTCGATTTAAAAACATCTGGTTCATTTTGGCCAGTAACTGCTGTTGATCTAACTCACTCATTGGGTGAACAGGAATGACTGACGAGGCGCATTGCTGAACTTCAGTAGGCCAGATCATTGCGCACCACCTTGTGAACTGATGGTGTTTATTACCCTAAGTGTGTCTGCTAGCATTACATCCACATCGCCAATATCGATATCCATATTTATGTTAATTTCACGACGAATATCGGTAATTGCTTTTTTAAGCTCCACATTCTCAACAACTACCGCATTATATTTCCCCTGCCACTCCAAGCACTCCCGCTCATAATGCTTCGCTGTACGCCGGTTCTTATTAGCTGATGCCACCAGCTCCGATATACGATCAGCAATGTTGTTTAGTACCTCACTTTCACGCGGTTCTACTCTCTCGGCTGCTGAACGAATTGCAGCAATCATGCCATCGGTTGAAATATTCATTTGGTCTCGCCTCTGTGGTCTCTACGGTCACGCCAGTAATTTAAGCGCTGTTTAAAAAATTCCCGATAATGCACCGGTACCCGTTCAATCGCTTCCAGTACGTGGGCGCGGTGGGTTCTACGCTCGTACAGATTTTTGATTAAACCGCTGGCTCTCAGATCAAGATTTAGCTTTTCTTGGTATTCCTGAGGCCAGAGGCAAATGTTGTACGGGAGTCCGGGCGGGAGATACTCCGATTGCCCGGCCATGGTTACGCCCTCGACTCAGCCGCCAGGCGTTTCATGATGTTGGGTTCGCTGGGGAGTGGCCCGGCTTTTACTTTGTTGAGTAGTTCCAGTCTTACCGGGGTATCTGCTTTAAGAATGTGCTCAACTCTATCCAGCGGCATTTTTAGCATGACTGAAATACGTTGCGGGGAACGACCAAGGCGCTGTAATTCATAAATACCGGTCATAACGCGGCGGCCATAGCTAATACGGTTGCCGATTTTCACCATGGCACCATGTTCAATGACAGGCTCTGCCACCTTATCCAGCTTTGGTGCGGGAACGTATGGAACACGTAGACGAGCGCGAGCTGCTTGATTTATACGATCTATTATTGCCGGGCCGTGGTCGCAGCCATCGTCAATAACCGGACGTTTTTCATTGATGTATTCATTGATTGTATGCATGGTCTTGCCTCTTTGGGTTAGTTCACACGCTGGTCAGGCGCGATTAAAATTTAGGTATTGAATAACTCTTTTCTTTGGCCGGTGGCCTTGATGCCTCTTTTGCTATTCGGCTGGCTTCCTTTGCCACCAACTGATCCACCGACAGAAAGTGGCCGTTTTTAAATTCCTGATAAACGGTGCCGGGCTCGCCAAATCGGTTCTTGGTTACGATGGCCTCGGCAAATCTGGCCGCCGGACTATCGGCGTTATAAACCGCTTCTCGATACAACATAATGATGCTGTCAGCGTCCTGCTCGATTGAACCGGAGTCTCTGAGATCGGAACTGATGGGCCTGCGGCTACCCGGTGGCCGTTCATCCACTTTTCGTGATAACTGGCTAAGGGCAAAAATCGGGGTGTTTATCCGACCGGCCAGTGTTTTTAAGCCGCGTGAAATGATGCCGACCGACAGGTCATTACGCTCCGCCTTGGGTTTGGTAATCAGGCCTAGATAATCAACCATCACCATTCTTAATTTTGGGTACCGGCGCTTGTGCGTTTCGGCGATGGCCCGTATCTGATCGATGGTCAGTTCACTGGCATCAACAATCCAAATATCACGGCCATTCAATACCTGTAGTGCGGAGTTAATGCGCGCCCAGTCCTCATCACATAAGGTTTTAGGGTCACGCAATTTTGATACTGGCAAATTACCGGCCCCGGCAACGGAACGCTCCACCATCTGTAGGGAAGCCATTTCCATACTGAATATCAGCGCCCCACCGCCGTTCTGTGTAGCCCCCTCAACAATCTTCAACGCAAACTCGGTCTTACCCATCCCCGGACGCCCGGCGATAACCACCAAGTCCTGCGGGTTAAAGCCACCGGTGATAGCATCCAGCTCGACTATGCCGCTTTGCAAGTTCATTGACTCAATTTCACCATTCATGCGCTTATCCAGCATGTCCATATAGCCGGGCAATAAGTCATTCAGATGCACCGGGATAATGCCGCCGCTATCTGCCGTCATATCGATCAGTTGTGTTACCGCGCCCTGTATCACCTGATCGCGCTGCTCCTGATTGTTCGCCCCCCTGATGCCGTCAGCCGCGGTCTGAAATAATGCGGTCATGGTGCGGCTATACCAAATCTTACGGGCATAGGCGGCATAGCCTTTCAGGTTTGCCACGTTGCCCGGCATACGGACAATTTCAGATAACGTAGCCAGACTACTACCGCCCAGCGCCTCACTGACGAACAGGACATCGATCATCCCTTTGGTCAATGCCTGCTTTTTAATTTCCGCATAGGCAGAACGATAAATCCTGATGCTAAATGCCTCTTCCGGCAGAGTGGCAATAACCTCCAGCGCATCAGGGGTTGAGCCGCCATACAGCAGGCCGGATAGAATTGCCGCCTCTAACTCTTGAGGTTTCATAGCGCACCATCGCGGGTTTTTCTCAACACGTCCGGTTTCATCAAATAATCAAAATTGGCGCGCCAGTGGGAACCATCATCACCACCGAAATAAAACACCGGAGCCTGTTCGCGGAACGCCTCGAAATAGCCCTGAAACGCTTCAAGGTCTTTGGTTTTGAGGTATTGGAGTAATTCGCGGATGGCGTGCTTACGGTCTTGATCGATTTCAGCCAGTGGCAAAACATCGCTGAACACACGGTTGTACGCAGCAATAACCGCATCGCAATCAATCCGCCCTGCAGACTCAGACCATGCGCGGGCATCGGCCAGATAACCATCGAACCGATTCACGCGGCAGATATTCGCAGGCTTGGCATACTTGCCGTTACGGGGTTTCCATGTGCTGACCACCCAATGGGTCACCAATTGCAAATCAACCAGCGCATAGGCTTTGCGCGATTTGGTTGTTGTCAGCAAGATTTCAAATGGCCCTGGGTCTTCACATCTGGTGTGAGTGAGTTGGTTGTAATACGCCAATGCCCTTTCAGCGTCAGCGAGAATATTTTCAGTTCCCCCTTGAGGGGTAAGGGGTGTATTGGGATCTATGACTGATTCAAAAGAGTGACTGGTTCTGGGTGCAGCATTTGCACCACTAACCGGTGCACCATTTACACCAGAGGGTGCAGGAGATTCACCATAGGGTGCAGCATTTGCACCAGCGGAATTTAAGCGCAGGTGATAAACATTTGAGCGATTTAAGCCATTTTCAGATTTACGCTCTTCAATCCTAACCAGCCCATTTTTGACCAGTTTTTGGATATGATTCTGTACCGAGCGTTCGGATATTTCACACTGTTCAGCAATGTAGGGAACCGATGGCCAGCACTCGCCCTGATCGTTGGCATTGTCGGCTAATTTTATCAGTACCAATTTACGTAACGGGTTGCCGACTTTGATACTCATGGCCTTAGCCATTAGATTCATGCTCATAGTCAGATCCCCAGCGCTGCGGCTATTTGCCGACAGGCAGACTGATAATCGTCGGGCGATAGATTCATCAGGCGCAGGTCAGCTTTCTTCTGCTCGTACTGCTCCCACACGCTATATGCGGCTACCTGACGCCCGGCAAAAATAGGGGCGATGCCAGCCATACTTGCCGGTTGGCCGTTAAGCCGGAATCCGTTGCGCCAGGTGATTTTGTCGATAGATGTAAGCATTGGTCTTGCCTCTGTTTTATACGGTGGTCAGCCGGTGGTGTTGTGGTCTGATTGCGTGAAGTGCCGCAACAGCGCCCGATATTCTTTGTGACATGTCACAGCCATCTAATAGAACCGCGCTAATTGCTGCGGCAAACTCTCTGCTGGCAATCGAAACCAAATAATTAACGGTCTCGCCATTCACTCTGGCCCGCCGTTCTGCTGGGAGTGCCGCTTTAAGTACTGGTGATAATTCCAAGACCTTTCGCATTGATGCTTTTGAATCCCCGCGCAGCCAACGAAATAACTGCTGCCGGTTGTTGTTGATAGATTTCCAATCAGCACCGCCCTGCCCGTTTTCAATGGGAGTAAGACGAACCGAACCCGTGTTGATATTGAGCAAGAAAAACATTCTGCTGATCTCGATAGCTACATGCTCCTGCCCCCGCTCTGCCGCCCACGCCTGAACTTCGGCTTTAAGGGCGTTAACTTGTTGTTCCACGTTGCGTCTCCTGTCGCATGAAATTGATTATTGATAATCAGATTTGTGTGTGTGGTTTGGTTAAACTAATTTCCTGTTCTGGATGCGGAAATAAGTCAGGTAAATCAGGGCGCACTTGATGTGCCTGTATCTCACCATTGGTAGCTTCAACGAGGGACTTAACATTTCTCGGGGCTACTTTTGCTTTACCACATAACCATTTTTGAACGGCCGCCTGAGTTACACCGCATGCCTCCGCTAGTCTCTTTTGAGTGCCAACAATTTGAATTGCTGTTTTAATTACATTATCCATTTTAATCACCATTGTTGTATTTAAATGCAAATATACAACCAAGGTTGTTTTTAAGCAACAACAATAGTGGTTTGACTGGGTATAACTAAGGTTGTATTTTGCGATGATGAGAATGACACTTGCACAAAGATTAAAAGTAGCCATGAAAGAATCTGGGCTTACTCAGGCTGCACTAGCTGAGAAGGCTGGAGTTTCACAAGCTGCTATACAAAAAATTACGTCCGGTAAAAGCCAGAGCACCACTAAGCTACTGGAAATTTCCCGTGCGCTCCAAGTCCGTCCGGAATGGCTTGGGGAGGGGGTTTTGCCTATGAAGGAATCAACTAAAACAATAAGTCACGAATCAAGTATTCCTACAGAAAATGAATGGGGAAGTATTATCCCTTGGGATAGTAATTGCCCCATCCACGAAGACGAGGTGGAGGTGCCATTCTTACGTGATATTGAACTTGCTGCTGGTGATGGTAGCTTTTGTGATCAAGACTACAATGGTTTTAAACTTCGCTTTTCGAAATCTACCTTGCGGCGAGTTGGTGCTCAGAAAGATAATGTCATTTGCTTTCCAGCTCATGGAAATAGCATGGAGCCAATTTTGCCAAACGGTACGACAGTAGCTGTTGATTGTGCAAATAAAAAAATTATCGATGGCAAAATATATGCAATCAATCAAGACGGATTAAAACGTCTTAAACTTTTATATCGCATGCCCGGAAACAAACTAAGTATTCGCAGCTTTAATAAAGCCGAGCATCCAGATGAAGATGCTGATGGAGAAACTGTAGAAATTATTGGCCGCGTGTTTTGGTGGTCAGTTCTGGATTATTGATAGTTCTCACTTCTAAGTAGTCCAATGAGGGTAGGAGTATCATTCAACCTAAGAATTAAAGGAAAATATGAAGATATTCGCTGAGAAATTAAGAGCGCACTCTGATCATGTAAAAAAAGTAAGCCATCATTGTTCTACCGAAGAAACAACTAAACAGGCATTAATATTGCCAATGTTAGATATTCTCGGTTTTAATTCTTATGACCCAACAAAAGTTAAAGCAGAATATGGCGCTGATTTCCCTGGTGTTAAAGTAGGTGAGCGAGTCGACTATGCTCTATTTTGCCATGGTGTTCCTGTCATGTTTATTGAGGCCAAGGGCTATAATCAAAAACTTGATAACCATTGCCCTCAGCTTTCTAGATATTTTAACGCGACACCTGAAGTTACTATTGCAGCCATAACCAATGGCACCCAATGGCGTTTCTTTACTGACCTTAAGCAAAGAAATATTATGGATGCCGCTCCATTCCTACAGATTGATGTAGATGAAGCATCTGACTCTGATGCTCATCAGCTATATCAATTCCGTCACGACCAGTTCCAACCGGAAGCACTTCGAACCTTAGCTGAAGAAAGCATTTATTTATCAGCATTTACTGATGTTATTAGTGATAGCTTAAGGAATGTCGATGCTGACTTTGTCCGCTATGTTGCAAGTCGCTCTAGCGTACAACGGCAGTTGAACCAAAAGTTCCTCGACACAATTACACCATTAGTAAAAATGGCAGTAGAGCGAGCGGTTAGTGCAATGGTTGTTTCTGGACTATCTATGGCTTCTAACAAAGACAAAGAAAAAGATATTGAAACCGCACTAGCACCTGAGCTGAAAAAAATAGATGAAACAGCGCCAGTAGTAGACTCTGAAAATTCAAATATCGTTACTACACATAACGAAAGACAATTTTTTAGCAATATTCAAATTTTACTTGGTGAACAAGCGGATATTTCAGCAAAAGACACAGCTAGTTATTACAATATTCTTTGCCAAGGAAAATCAAACCGTTGGATTGTGCGTTATTTTGATAGCAAACAGCGACCGTCGATAATTTTACCAATTGAATTAGATGAAAAAGCTATCGCAGAAGTTGAGCGAGCAGGACTTGAACTAGCTCCCGGCAATCAAATTATAATAGATCGCCCTGAAAACATTTTACGATTATCAGGGCTAATCTTGGATTCATATAATTATTGCATGGACGATGATAATTTCAGAAACAAGAAAAAATAGTAATCGATTTCCTGCCCCTTCTCGCTGAAGGGGCATCCCTACATCATAAACTCCCACCTAAACTCAGCCTCCTTTACTTGATTAACCTCTAAAAATTCGAAAAAAACACAACCAAGTTCAAGCTAAGAAAACACAATAAAAAACCAACACAACACAAAATACAACTAAAGTTGTTGACTAAAATACAACTAAAGTGTTTAATTATTTTCATCAACACGGCACAGCAGCCGATGCGAACAGGCAGGACGCCCACGAAGTAGCTGCCGGTGGCATACGAAACACCGGATGATTCGCAAGTTTAGGTTTAGTACGTTCTGGCAGCTGGGAAGACAGCGGAGAGGAAAGTTATGAAAGCAACCAAAAAACAAGTAGGTAAATTCCAGATCCAATATCGCTACTGCGGAATGTGGGCTAACGGAAATACTTACCCAACTCGTAAAGAAGCAGATAACTTCGCTCGTAATTCCGGGCGGGATTATCAAATAGTCAAGGTGCGGTAATAGCAGAATTTCGAGTATCGATGAGGCGTAACTTGATTTCTTGAAGTTCTTCAATAGTGGCAGCAGCGGCTATCGGGATGTAATCAACGGTTTTCTTTTTGAGAAAAATACCTACGTTTTTATAAAGCATGTCGCCCATAGTCTCGATGTGAAACAAGCCTTGAGATTCGCTGTGCATTAGTACGTAAAAATCGCCCTTAATTTCCATAGAGGTTTCCATGATTGTATTTGAAGAAGTAAACGTTCTTTTTCTCGACAATAGTGATTTTCAAGCAGCGGATATCTCACTTGGCTTGGAAACGCTGAACGACAATGCACAGAGTTCACTAATTGTTGCTGACATAGTGATCCATGATGGAAAGGTCGTCAAGAACAGGCTGGGCGAAGTGAATCATTACACTACGCAGCAACCCAAACTAGTAACGTAGCCGCAGCGGGAAAGTGTGGCGAGGCAAGACCAAAAACCTGACAGCTCGGAAAGACGGCAACAAATTACAGACGTAAAAAAACCCACCGAAGTGGGCTTCTTTACCCCGGATCACCGACCAAAGTTAACCGGGAATTGCTAACGGGGACCAACCCGTTAACAGAGGCAAGACCAACGGCTTACGCCATCGACCTTAAAATTAGTATATCAGGAGTTGCTATGACAGCACTACAGATAACCACCACACTCTATATCCATGTTAATCCGCATTCAGCATTGAAAGATAATCGTTTTATCGTGTGTACCAGTGACATATCGCAATCAGCACCAGCCTATGCGTTACTCGAAACCCGCGAAATCACTCTGACGTTCGACGAACCCGATCCATTTGAAATCATCGGTAAGCAGGTTGATTCACTACGCGCTCAGAAAGAGCGAGTCGCGGCGGAATCATATCGGCATCAGTTGCTAATTGATGATCAGATTCAGGCGTTGCTCTGCATCGAGCACACCACGCCAGCAAACGTCTCTGACGATAGCGACATTCCTTTTTAATTAGCCCTACATCAAAGACCAAGATCCGTTTAAAAACCAAAGAGGCAAGACCAACATGACTGTATTTATTTGCTTATTCGAGCCGAAAAAAGCGGCTGTCAAAAATGGGGCTATCCCATTGGTTATAGCGCTGGAAGCTATCAATAAGAAAATGGCATCCGCACTGGCCATCGCTAAATTGTGGGAAGCCTACCCCGCCGCTGGCGATAACTTTGCTGATCCGAAAATCTGTGAGGATACCGTCGGGCAACCGCGCCCTGTGGTTGGTGAGTTCGACGAACAGTTCGCACAGGAGAATACTTTTGATGGCAAAGTATGGACGCCAAATACTGCGGCATCGTCAGAAGATGATGATGATGAGAACGACGACGATCCCGCTGATGATGCTAGTTTAGTGAACTACGCCAAACTGGGCATTGATGTCAAAGTCGGCAAAATCCTAATGTATGACTTACGTGACATCGATACGCACGAACTATCACTGGTATATGACCTGGTTAACGACGATGAGGGTGATACCGGGTTACGTTCCATTATAACCGCGTTAGCAGGCATACCGGCTATAGGGGCAATGTACCAAGAATCAGTCAAAGAGCTGATCGACGCTATCAATGTGAAATTCCCGAAAACACCTCAATTCCCAGAAGTTCGAAAATTCGCTCAAAAATGGGTTGATGAACCCAATAAGCGGGACGAGTTAACCGGGACGAAAAAAGTCACCCGCATAGATACACCAGCCCCTGATGCGCCAATTAAACGCAGCTTTGAACACACCTATAAAACGCTTGATCTCGAAGTTGCCCTCGCCCTGGTACCGGCTGATTTTAACTGCTGGGAAATCCACTCAGCAGAAATGAAGCAAGCAAAAGAGTTGATGGACAGTAATGATGATGCCTGGCGCAAATGGTCAACCGAATTGCGCGTTCGTAGTGATGCATTGTCTATTCCGCGTGAAACCATCTTTGAGATCATTCGCGTTGGTAAAAAGAAACCTATCTTCCTGACCAATGCCGCCGCCAGAAAAGAATTTATCGCACAATGTATCGCCGTCAAAGGGCCGCAACCTGCGGTTAAAAATTTGGGTGACGGTAAGTTCTCTATTGATGGTCTGGTCGGTGGTGAAGCCCAACCGGCGGCAAACAGTGAAACAAAACTGGCACTGGTTACCAATTCTCAGCCAGAAACTGAAACAAAACCGCCAATCATTGCAACAGAACAGGAAAAACCTGCACAGGAACCTATCACCGATGATGCCGCACAACAGGCTAAAGAGACGTTGGATCAGTTGGGTTATGGCGTTTATGCCTCAGTTGATGAGCAGCCGGCAGAGGTTATTGATACGGTGCAACCAAGCACGGTTGCTAGCGTAGAAGTTACTGTTGATGAGTTCCAACACCGTGCCGGGTTGATTGAGCAAGAGATTGCGCAGAAGTCCCCTCAGGAACAAGAAAACCTGCATATTTGGAAATCGGTACAACGCACCGACCCACGCTTTACCAAACCTGTAGAGGGTGCGGGATATGTCGCTACCAGCATTAACGCTGAATATATGTTTATGCGGGCCACGGAAGTATTCGGCCCCATCGGTGAAGGTTGGGGCTATACCATTCTTGAAGAAAAGATGCTGGCAGGCGCGCCAATGTCCGAGGCTATTTACGACGATAACAAGAAATACATTGGCAACCGGCTTATTCGTGATGCCGATGGCACATTGATATGCGAACAGAATCACTCAATCAAAATTCAATTCTGGTACTTAGTTGAGGGAGATGTGCGTGGCGAGATCGAAAGCTACGGAGCCACCCCTTACATGTATAAAACCAATAAAGGAATTAAGGCTGATAACGAGGTAATCAAAAAAAGCCTCACGGACGCCATTAAGAAAGCGCTATCTATGCTGGGCTTTAGCGCTGACGTATGGCTCGGCATGCACGATAACCCCGAATATATGGCAGAAAATAACATTGAGTTTGCTATCAAAAATGCCAGTGAAAAAGCCGGTGACTCAGTACGTCTGCGCAAAGAGCTGGATGATAAATTAACTAAAGTCGGCAATACCATCTCGAATGCCGTCACCACCAATGAAGTGAATAAGATATATAGCACCATTACGCGAGAAATCGACGTACACCGCAAAGATGCCGACGCTAAAGCTGACAAAGAATACGCCAACTACCTCAAAAGCCGCCTGCTTGCATTACATCGCTTAACCGAACAACGGGTTGCCGAACTTAACGCACAGGAGAAAACAGCATGAGTAATACAGCCATCGCATTAGCCGCAGACCTTTTCAAACTACAGCAGTTGGTTGAGTCCTCAGAGGAACTCACGCCAGAAATGATCGCCGACACGCTGGAGGGTTTAGAGGGCGCACTGGCGGATAAGCTGGATGCAACCTATGTCTTTGTTCGTAACCTTGAGGGCCAGGCTAAAACCTGTGATGAAGAAGCTAAACGCCTGGCTGACCGGAAAAGGTCATTCGAGAATCGGGCCAAATCGATCAAACAGTACGTCCTTAACTGCTTATTGGCCGCAGATAAGAACACACTTAAAACGCCGTATAACACATTCACCGCGCGTAAAGGTGTGGCCAGTGTGGTGATCGACAATGAGGACTTATTGCCCAGTGAATTGGTGACAGTGCAAACCACCGTAGCGCCCGATAAAAAGGCCATCAAGGAAGCCATTGAAAATGGTGTTGATGTTAAAGGTGCGCATATCGAGATAGGTAGCCGTAGCCTGCAGGTTCGCTAATTTCATCACGCCCCAAACCAACGGGGCATTACTGAGGCAACACCCATGCTAAAGCGTACTCACAAACGCGGTGAAAAGTCCTATATCACGCTCCCCGATGGGCGAACGGGAACTATCCACACTGATCGCCGTTGTGATGTTCACTACGATTTTCCGGTAGATGTGCGAATTAGCAGCACTCCACCGCAGAAAGCACCCGAAAAATTGATTTTGCATAATCAGAAATAATCAACCAGCCTCGCTAGCATGGTGGAAATCCAACACCAGGGAAACCACCATGCAGCCATGGCAACCGGGCAAGCGCCTATTAACCGACTTCGATATTAAGATCGGCAAATTATCAGCCAGCGTACGGAAACAACAACTCACCGACCACGATATACAGCGGGCCTGTTCTGCGACCGACAGAGCAATAACCCAAATGATACAGGGGCAAGACCATGAAAAACGAGCACGACATAATCACCAAAGAGGAGATGATTGAGTTGACCGGTCATCACTACAAAACCAAACAATGTGACTCTTTACGCCGCTCGGGGATCTTTTTTATCCGACGCCCGGACGGACACCCGAAAACCACTTGGGGCCATTTTTTGAATCCAGTCAGTTTGCGCGGTAAGCCGCTGGAGTCGGAAAAAGAAGAACCCAATTTCGAGGCTATGAACAGTGGCCGGTAAACGCAAGAACGCCGCAGACACGGCATTACCACCTCGGGTGTATCGTGGAAAATCGAAATATGAATTCCACCCCGCCCGCGGTGGCTCAATATCGCTATGCCCATTGGATGCACCTATTTCTCAAGTATGGTCATGCTACGAAAAAATAAATAATGAGCCATTAGAAAAAGCCAACTTGAATAAACTCATTGAACAGTTTTTCCGCTCTGTTGATTTTAATGAGTTAGCTGTTGAGACGCAGAAAGACTACCGCAAATATTCACTTAGAGTATTACCAGTTTTCGGGAAAATGGAACCAGACAACATAAAACCTGAACATATCAGGAAATATATGGATAGACGCGGGATCGCCAGTCGAACACAGGCAAACCGAGAGAAAACTTTCCTATCGCGGGTTTATCGTTGGGGATATGAGCGGGGAATGGTAAAAGGCAATCCATGCAAGGGGGTTAAGCAATTTAAAGAGGTTAGCAGGGAACGATACATCACTAACGCTGAATATAGCGCTCTCTACAACGTAGCTCCGCCGATTGTAAAAGCGGCAATGGAACTCGCCTATCTTTGTTGTGCTCGGCAAGCAGACATCCTCTCCTTAAAAAAGTCACAGCTAATAGATGCCGGGGTATTTATACAGCAAGGGAAAACAGGAAAGAAACAGATCAAGGCATGGACGGAAAGATTACAGCAGGCCATCAAAATTGCAGATGGAATAGAAATTGCTCCAGGTGTGAGCAGTATTTATGTACTGCATCAGCGATCTGGGCATGGCTACACAAGAGATGGTTTCAATAGTCGGTGGCGCAACGCAAAATTATTGGCTGCAAAAACATTTCCCGAATTGAATTTTGATTTCACGTTTCATGATTTAAAAGCCAAGGGAATATCAGACTTAGAGGGAACCCTCGCAGAGAAGCAAGCCATTTCAGGGCACAAGAATACAACCCAAACAGCAAGATATGATAGGAAAACAGAAATTGTGCCAGTGGTAGGCGGTCAGAAAAAGTGA